AAGATTTTCTTCAGTGCGTCATACATTCCCCGCGCCTGGGTGATGGACATTCTGGCCAGCATGGCGTCTATGTCCCAAGCATTGGGTGGTACACGTACATTTACCTGTGGGGCAGCATCTGTTTTGGCAACCCTCTTTGCTTTAGCTTTCGCTTTACGTTCCAACTTTTCTTTTCGGGCTTTGACTGCCAGTGCAAGGGAAGCCGACTTATCCATGCGAGGGTATGAGTCCCCAATGCTAAACCAACGATATGACTCGTCAGGTTTCTTGGTGCGCATAAGCTTGTTGACTTTGAGCAGTTGGTTAAGTCTGGTCGAGACGCCAGTATGAGTTTGCCCATCCATCCGTTTATAAACCTCACCTGCGGTCAAACCTGGGTTTACGTGGATGAATTCCCATATCTGTTGCATCACGCTAAGAGACTTGTCTGATGTCTCCACTGTGACCGTTTGTTGGGTTCCAACGTCATCGTCAAATGTTAAGTCATTGAGTTTCATTTTTGGTAATACCTTTGTGAATATTTCAGTTTGAATGTCCGGCATTTCTAAATCCCCAGTTTGTGTTCAACAAGAATTGATGTGATTAAGTCGCGCATTTCTTCCATATCTTTAGCTACCTTGAGTCGTGTGTATTCGCCTTCTTGGTATGAATACCTTAAGACGTAACCGTTATCTGCGTGTTGAACTTCAAAGTAAACAGTGCGTGGCTTCACGGGTTGACTCCAGAAAGCTTTGGAACTGCTGTACTGCCCTGAAACTCCGGTGCTTCCCGTCCCCGCGTTGGCACCTGTGATCGCTCCCCCAAGGATGTTGGTACTCATGTGCTCTCCTCTTGTTGTCTGTGCAAACACTCGGTCAGCTTCTCAAGGTAGTGAATACCTTTGCCGATCTCTTGGATGGACATATCTTTATGCCCCATGCGCATGATGTACTTCAAAGCACCGCCACGATAGTAGCCAATTTGTTGCTCGATAGGCCATGTGTCCACAACGTCCCAGGGTTGAACCGCAAGTTTGCGATAGTGATCTCCACCCACTTGTCTTAGGCTTGGTTGCGTGATAGGTGAGTCACTCATAGTGTTTCCTTTGCGGGTCAAGTCCAAAGTGCAACATCAACTGCACAAGTCGTGATTCAATCCTTGCCATACGCCCCTCAATCTCTCGGAGTCGCAAGTCGACCGATCGGGATAGCGAGACGCCATTTCGCCCCAAGGAGGGAGACAGATCGTAACCACTGTCGTTGGTATTCTCGTTTGACATTTTTTTCTACCCAGTAGTTTTTAAAGTTTAAAACAGCGCGGCGTTTGAGTTGGTACTCAGTCATTAGCGGCTCCCAATAGCGCCCATCATTCGGGCAATAGCGGCGGCGGACACAGCGGCATCTGTGTCTACCTTCTTGATGGCTTCAGCACCACCTGAATTGGTAGTGCGCTCAACCTTACGTTCAACACGCTCAAGGAACTCTTTGGGGATGTAGATGCGAACATCAGGCCACAGCTTGAGGGCTTCGTTAAGTGACTTGCAAGCACCCAAGAACTCCATGATTTGATGACCCACATCTTTCCAGCGTTTCTCGATACTGCGCATCTCGGTGTAGTACGCCGTCAAGTCAGGCACACTAGGGTGATCAGCAGGCAGGTCAACATCATACCCATAGCGGTCTGCATTGGGAGGCGTTATCATTTTGGGGCTAAAGGTAACTCTGAAGCCAACCTTTTGATTCGCCCCATTCTCAAACGTGATGTTGGCGCGGAAGTTAACGGACTCGGTCTCTCTCAACCATTCTTTGGGCATCATCGCTTTGAGGGGGTAGTGTGCGCCCCACACCAGTTGTTCCATCGCTAAGTCTGCGCCTGACACTGTCTTATCCTGGATGACTTCGGGCAACTTGATGCCGTCTTTCTCCATACGACGCATGGTGTCGATGTTGGAACGCACTGCACTGCGCAGGTCTTGTGAAATTGATACGTATGCCATGTTTAAATCTCCAATTCAGTTAGTTCGATATAGTTGTCTTGCATCCACGCTGACACAGTTTCATCGCTGGTCAGGTGGTCATACTCTTGTTCAAGAGTTCGGTACAGGCTTCTCATGTGTCCACGTAAGTTCTCCTTCATTTCATCAGTTATTGCTAGGAAGTCATATGTCTCCAGTGTGTTAGCCCATGTGTCATGCCTCAGGGGTTCTTCGTCTTCATCAAATGGATTGGCAGGTCTCCATATCTCATCGTTGTAGGTTACGCATTGCCCATGGTAGTAACGCCCTCTATGTTCCCAAGTCAGTGACCAGCTTTCAGTTGCGATGGTATGCAATATTAGACTGTCGTAACCTAGATGCAATAGGTATTTACCCCAATCCACAACCCTCCCCTCAAAGCAAGCACCGTCACCTTGGCTCCAGAACCCGCTGAAGTAAATCTTGTCAACTCGTATTCCTATGACAGACATCGTCTCTTTGAAATGTTCGTATACACAGTCATACCAGTCATCGTGACACACAAGCACATCGCGGTACTTGTCAATCAGGTCTTTGGGGTAATGCAACTCGCTCATACTTCTACCCTTTCATATGAATTGTATTGTTCGTAGATGTGCTTGCGCAGTGCCTTCATGCCGCTCTCGATGATGTTGCGTTGGTATGTTTGCCTGCGCTCTTCAAGCGGGATTTGCTTCCACTGCCCATCTACAAACCCACTTCGTGGGGGGGTAATTGCACTCCCCACACCACGGTAGAACACAGCTTCGGCGTCTTCTCCCAATGGGTCTTGGTAGTTGATCTCTCTTATTGGCTTTACGTCTGGGGCTGTACCCCACATATTATTAAGTTGATTTGTTGTTACCTCATCAAACACCCCAAGTCTTGCCATCGTGATCGTCAACTTGCGCAACCTGGCAGTAGATGTGGACACGGTCTTAACTGCTTCTTTCTTGACCAGTATCTTGACATCTTTGCGTGGGTTGATGAACGACCCAATCTCACCTTCAGGGGTCAGCTGGACTTGTAGCCCCATGTGGTAGGGAATAGTGCCGCCTGAATAGCATGTGGTTTTGTTTATACGCACCCATGACTCTTTGGTCTTGTGCTTTGCTTGGTCAGAGTACACCCACCTTCCAATGGCACGGGTAAGTCGATTGCGTGTTGTGATGTCTCTGGGTTTAGCATACAGTGTCACAATGTTGAACGGGTCAATCGTCCACATTACTTGTGGCACTACGCTCTGATCTTCATACCATCGGGGTGCCTGTACTACCGTGAAGATGTCGTTCTCAAACCGTATCTGGCAGTCGCGGAAGATCGACTTTACATCGCTTCCTTTCTTTCGCCGTGCGAATGTGGCTACATAGTCGTCGTAGGTTGGGGCTTTCGTGAGTCTCATGTCGTTCCTTTCAGTGAGTAAGTTGTTAGTTAGTCTGCCATGTCAAAGTGGATGTTCTCGCCGTGGGTAGCCTCAACATCAGAACTGATACACCACACGACTGGGTAGCCAGGGTCATCGCCAAAGTCTGTGTAGCCATCGGTCAAGCACACGAACACATCAGGCTCGATACCCTGCTCGGCACAGAAGTCGAACCCTGCTGGCATATGAGTGCCGCCGCCTGAGTAGAACTCCAACTGCATTTCCTCGCCGCAGTCGAACTCAACGTGCTTCTGAACTTCGGTGTCGGTGTATAACACATGAACCTTGCTTGGACGGCACTGTTCGATGATGCGTGATAGGTGTCCGTTGTAGTGCGCCAACTCTTGCTTAGAGATCGATCCAGACACATCGACTTGCACCACAAGTTCACCCATCTGTGGCAACTTATCTACGCTGGGCAGATAGACCTCGAACCTGCGATTCTTACGCCGCCATGTCTGACCCTGATTGACACGGCTGACCATGTGCTTCTCAAGGATTTCAAACCACGGTGTCTTTACATTCAGGATGTCTGCCACCATATCTGCCAGTCTACCTGGCAGCTTGCCCTGCATCTTCGCCGCCTGCGCTGCCTCGGCGATCTGTACCTTGATCTCACCCTCGATCTCATGCACCTCATCAGTGGTCATGGGCTTGCCTGACTCACCAACGCCATCGGTGTAGTAGATGTCGTCACCCAACCCATCCTCATCGCTGTTACCACTGCCGTTGTCTGGCAAGTTGGCGTAGATGTTCTCGACTGTGTCATCCTTAGACCCTGGCATATCCACGGTCTTGGGTATACGCTCACCCATCTTGGCTTCGTCAAGTGTGTCGTTAATCCATGCGTCACCTGCATAGTTCCACTTCTTGTGGTTGCGGTTACCCTTACGAACAGCGTGTTGACCGACCACATGGAATACCTCATGACACAAGCCCCACACTAGCTGGGGAACAGTCAGCGTGGCTACAAAGTCAGGATTGAAGTAGATACGCGCCTTACCATCGACTGCCAGTGTCTTGATCTCACGGGTCTCGATGAACGGACGGCGCAACAGTATTGACGCCACGAACGGATGGTCAAGCACGATCAACGCCCTTGCCTTCTCGATGTTTGATGCCTTCTTAATTGCCATTTAGTTTCTCCTGGTTACGAACATGGATGTCACCCTCTCGGTCTCGCACAAGGGTGATCTTCTTATCAGCTATTCCACTCAGTGTGTGCATCAGCAAACGCATGGCTTCCCTCTGTGACTCAATCATCTTGCGAAGAATGTGAATCACATAGACAAGCACACCAATACCAATGCCCAACACTAACTCCAACTCGCTCAAGGTAATCATCGGAACAACGCTCCCATCTGCCGTGCGATCTCGTCCAGCTTCTTGGCGGCTTGGTCTCGGACGATAGGCGACTCACGCAGGACATTCGTGCCCTGATACACACGGACTGCCTGTGCCAGTCTGTCGGTCATGTCGGATATCTCGGGGTCATCAGACACATTCAACTTCTTGGCACGGTCAATGTTGGCTATGATGTTCTCGATAGCACTGTCTCGGAAGATCGCACCCTCAGTACCGATAGGCTTGTTCAGCTTCTCGATCAAGTGGCTCAGTGGTTCCAGCATGGTCTTGATCACCTCGTTGCGAGCGCCGACCTCCACCTGCTCCATCATCTGGACAAACGCCGCCTTGTCATCCTCGTTGATGTCGAACAGGAAGTGGCTCGCCTCCGGCAGCGGAGAGAACTTGAGATCAAACCCCATACGATCTTGGAACTCCTCCATCGTGGGGTAGTCAGCCACACTCGCCCGCCCGTTGGGACGCAAGCTACGGTATGCAATGTCAAGCTGTACATACTTGTCGTAGTTGGGCATGTGCATCGCCATCATGTTGTCCACCTGCTGGATACGCTGGCGCATCTTGGCTGAGTAGTCGAAGTACTCGGTGTTGGGCAGCAGGCGTGGCCCCTTGTCAACATAGGCAAGTGTGCGGTCTTTGTGGGTGGTGTACACCTCGCTTGCCGCAGACATGATCTGGTTGATGGGGTTGAGTTTGTCACGGAACAACTTGGAGTTGACCACCAACGATGTGTCGTCCAGCTGGGACTGGATGTACGACTCCGCAGATGTATCCCTACGGGTCAGGTTGGCACGGCGCACCGTGAGTTTGACAAGCATAGCCTTGGCGGCTAGGGGGGTGACGTTGAGTTGGTTCATAGATTACCTTTCAGTGAGTTAGAGATAAGTGTTGCCGTGCTGGACTGTCCACTGAACATACGCTTTGGTGTTGCGCACACTCGGGTCTTGACGGGTAGCATCCATTACAAACATGACTTGGAAGTCGCTGGGCATACGGTTGATGTACTCCATGACACGGTCGAAGTTGTCCTTGGTAGAACGCTGGGCGATTGCACCAGTCAAGGCGAACCGAACCGCTGGGTCTTCAGGCACCTCGGCTTTGCTTGGGTTCATCAACAGGGCGTCAATGTTGGGCAAGGACTCAAAGATACGCTTGAAGCCAGTGTACTCAGCCGCCGCACCCTCACCCACACAACCAGCGATGTTGCTGAAGTACAGGTCAGAGGGCAGGGTCTCGTCCACCTCGTTAGCCATTGACCAAGTGCGAGGCGATGGATTGATCTTGCGATTGGCATCGAAGTCAGACAACAGGGCAGGGCGGAAGCGCAGGAACTGAATCATCTTGAGGTCGATGCCAGCATCGAATGCCCAGTCACACCAGTCGTCCAGGTTCTCATCGAAGGTCAGGTTCTGCATACGACCGGACAACTTGGTAGTCATACGGGTAGCACCAGACTTGTGCTCTGTGCCATT